CCCCCGCCCCCGCCCCCGCCCCCTATGCGATTCTAAAAATAGGGGTATGTGTATCTGCGCTCGTCAGTGGTCGCACATATCTGCGAAGCGGTTTTGCATGGCGTTGCATTCCTGGTGTGTGGCAAGGCCGATCCATTAAGTCCTGGCGCCTGATCGATGGCAAGGGCTGAAAAATAGCGACGCGAAAAAAAATATAAAAATATTATTAAAAAGGTATTGACAACGATTTAATATGGTGTATAATGTAGGTGTATCATAAAAAAGAAAAGGGGGTTTTATAATGGAAGTATCTCAATTTTATAACAAGAATCAATTTATCATCACAAGCGACAGAAAAACGGTTTTTCAAAGTTACAACAGCACGATCGCAGTAATCGACGAAAAAGGACTTACACTTGGCAGGAATTGGGATTATAGCAAGACGACGATGAAACATTTATATTTATTCTTGGAAGAAAATTACTATCTTGAAGTATGGCGTAACATTCAGGACAAAAGCAACAAAAGGGCAGCAATTCAAAAAATGATAGACGACGGATTAATCGTCTATGATGAAAAAATAATATAAAAGGGGGCAATAAAAATGGCAATTACAATTACAACAAGAATAGAAGATGGCGAGGACTTGAGAGATTGGGCAGTAAACAATGGATGGTGTATTGATTACATTATCGAACGGCTTGATAACTCCCACAGATGGCAGGAAGCTTTTGATGCGTTGGATTGGTCGGAATGCGACAGCGAAACCCACATGAACGATTTAATCAGATTCGGGCTTGATGATATGGGCTTCTTCAGTGATGACGAGGACGAAGAAGAAAGCGAGGGAGCGGAAGAATGAGCTATTCCAAAGTAAGGAGTTTTTCGTTTTTGAAAGATTATTCAGGCATCCGGGTTGTAAGTGCACCAAATAACGTGTATCCACTTGACTATCACGCCTGGCAACAAAACCGATCCGATAGAGAAGATTTACAAAAGATGACAGATATAGAATATATCACGTATTGGATTAGGGGGTTTATTGATGGTGATTTACAATTCAATAATAAAGACAATTTATTACAATTTACAATCGATCAAACATTAAGAGAAAACGGCAAAGAAAGCCATCGGGAATTATGGGTTAGCCAATACGATTATGAATCCTGGAATTGGGATATCAAAGACTTCACCGATCCAGAAGATAGAATCCGCTTTGAAGCAAGCAAGCAAGAACGAGATCATATCATTGAATCAATCGCGATCAATTACAAAAACCGGACTTATAGTAAAGTCTATCAAGCAGCAAAGAAAGAGAGATATTACTTAAAAAACAGTAACGATTGTTACATCGTCAGCTTGGGTGATCGCAGTTATCGTTATGGCAGCAAAAACAGGGCGCGGACGTTCTCAGGGATTCAAAAAGAAAAATATATCAATCATTTTTCAATCGAGCGCGATCATTTCTTTTTTGAAAAAATAACATTATAAAAAGGGGGGTTATGAGAAATGAAACACACGGCGGAATTCGTGAAAAATTGGCTTGATCGCCATAATTTAGGGGTTAGCGATGCACGATATCATATCCGGCGATATGATTATACGGCGCAGGTGTCAAGTTATAAAGCGGTTATCGAGTATCTCCGGGGCTTCTCGACCTCTGAGATGGCTTACATCATGAGCATCTGCTAATTTGATCCACATATCAAGCAAAGGGGGGTTATAAAAAAAGCGGCTTAATTGCTGCTTTTTCTTTGTTTTCCAAAGCCTTTTTATTGCCTACTACCTTTAATAGCCTTTATAATGCTTTTAATACCTTTTATATGCCTTTATATGCTTTTAATAGCTTTTAAGTGCTTTTATACTCTTATTTGCCTATAACTCTTATTTAGCAATACACTTAAATAATAAAACACTTATATTTAATAAAACACTTAAATAGTAAAGCACTTAAAAACAAGCTGATCAATGTCTTTGCTTTTAAGGTTTTAACATAGCACTTATTCGCCTACCTTTATAATGCCAATACCTGTTATTTGCCTACTTTTAATACGTAATTGCCTGTTATTTGCCTACCTTTATTTGCCTACTTTTAATATGCCAATACCTGTTAATATGCCAATACCTGTTATTTACTTAATACCTGTTATATGCCAATACCCTTTATATGCCAATACCTTTATTTGCCTAATACCTTTATTATGTAATTGCCTTTATAATGCCTTTATAATGCCTTTATAATGCCATTGCTTAGCACTTGCCAATACCTGTTAATTGCCTTGCTATTGATCCGCCAATGCCTTTATTATGCCAATGCTTGTTATTTGCCATGTAAGGGGGTAGGGTGGAAAAGAATGGCAAGGGGGGTAAGTTATACTCTCGCAATATTTTTTGATAAAAAGGGCTACAAATAGGTGTCAGGGAAATGTTGATGGGCAAGAAGGGAAAAAAAGTTTATAAAAAGCGGTTGACAAAATGGGAGGCAAGGAAGTATTATAAAGGCGAAAAGTGAACAAAGAGCGTAGAGAAGGGGTGGAAAAATGTCACAAAAGGCTTCGATAGTTGATGTTTTTCTGCAAAAGCGCAATGAGAGAATCGGTGAAGTCAGGAAAAAAGCGACCGAGTATCTTAACAAAAGAGGCTACTTCAAACTGTCTTTCGATGATAAGAAGGACTTTTTATGTAGTGATAAAGGGCTGACGATAGTAGAAGGGCTTGCAAAGGAAAACTTGATGAATATTGAGATAGCAAGCACGTTTCAAATCACACAAAGGCAATTTTTAGATATTTGCAAGGAAAAGCAAGAGGTCTATGATGCGCTTGATCGCGGAAGGCAAGAAAAGTTTGATGAGATAGAATTGGCGTTGCATGAGGCTGCAAAAGGCTATTATGTCAACGAAGAGCGCATAACGACAACCGAAACAAGCAGAGGCCGTCAAGTCGAGAAAAAGGAAGTTTATAAGCGATATATTCCTGGTAACTATCTTGCGATGCAGTTTATCTTAACCAACAAGCGGAATTTGGAATATAAGCGAAATGTTGAAGATATTTCGTTTGCTGAGAAAGATGGTGTGGTGTTCAAGATTTGCCTTCAAGGGAACGAGCAAGATGGAGAATGAACAAAAACTTGTAGTCATTAAACCATTTCGTGATATGTGGCTTAGCAATAAAGAATTAGAAGAAAAGTATAAAAGGCATATATATCAGTTTATCAATGTAAGCGGTCGTGTTGCTGGCAAAACAATAAACTTCATTCAGTTGATGTTCTACTATGCTTTTCAATACCCAACACATGACATAATCGTTATGCGAGCAAATAGTTCACAGCTTAAGCAAAGCGTTTTTATCGAGTTCAAGAAACTTTGCTTTAATAAATTGCCACTTAAAATATTTTCCCAGATAATTTTTAGAAGCAGCCCGCCATTGTCAATAACATTCACAGCAGGAAACCAGATTTTGTTCGGCGGAGTTGGTATGGGCAGTAAATCTGGTGCTAACCAATCAAAAGGCAAGGCAACCGAAAGAAAAGTCAGTTTAATAATTGTTGAAGAAACTCAAGAGATATTCAGTGGCAACTCAGACGGAACAGAATTGCTGAATCAGAGTATTGCGACTTACATAAGGTTTCTCGATGATGAGATTGGCAAAATTATCTATGCAGGCAATAGAGAACGCAATGTAAATAGCAAATTCAATCTATGGGTCAAGGAAAAAGAGAAAGACGATAACTTTATGATTATTGAAAGCTCATACCTTGATGTGATCGAATACTTGAACCGTGCGACAATAAGTATGATTATGCAAGAAAAGGAACTCAATCCAAAAAACTATGAATATATGTATCTTGGCATACCTGTTGGCGGCAATGATTTGGTTTATGGCGCATTTACACAGGCGGTTCATGTGTTACCAAAGACGTTTGAAGTCGATAACAGCAAGATTTATCAAGTATATATCGGCGTTGATGGATCAACTACACGAGATAAAACGATTTTTATGCCGATAATTCATTTCCAAAACGCAAAATTGGTCTGTAAACTTGGCGATATGCTATATCACAACCCAAGAAAGAACGGTCAAATCCGCAATAATGTCATGGCACAAAAGCACGTCAAGGAATGGTTAAGGGTTTTAATCAATAAATACCAGATATTCAACAAGAAAATTACGTTTGTTGTTGACGGACATAATACCGATCTCGCAGAGAACTTAGAATTTGAACTTGCGCCGTTTGGCAACGTGGTTATTACCAGATTTACAAAGAAAGACCTTATAGATACAACAGAGAAAGTGAATAATGCTTTTGTTGAAGGATTGCTATATCTAACCGATGAAAGTTGGAAAGAATTGCTGACAAATGATGACATACACCCGTTTGAATTGTATAACGAATTACAGACGGTTTGTTGGCGTGAAGATGACCCGACAAAGTTCAATGATTCGATTCCAAATGACATGACAGACGGCATAAGATACCCGATAGCATATCATTCGCAGAATCCGTATCAAATAAGAGATTACAGTAAAGGTGGGAGTTAAATATGGGCAGTTCACTATCGCTTGATTCGACATTAAACATAGCCAATGAAATGACCCAACGCTTAGGGTTTAATCCGCAAGCGACTTACGCTCCGATCGTTAGAGATACTTTTTATCAGTTAGTTCCGGCCGATTTTAAGTTCTATTACTACAATATGATCCGCAGAGCGTTGTATTGGTATCAAGGGTTTGTCCCGGAAATACACAATCCATCAGCCGGGATTATGGCAACAGGAATTGGCAATACGATTGTCAAAGAAGTCACAAAATTGATTGTTGGTGGAAAAGTTTTCTTTGAGAACATCAAAAACGGAAATGGCTCAGATAAAAATGTAAATCAAACACTACTTGGTTTCAACGTTTGGTCTGACGAATACAAGTTCCAAAACATAATCAAGCAGTTGATTGAATATTCGGCCGCTGGTGGGACTGCTGCTTTAGTATCTTATGTAAACGACAGCCGAGATATTATGGTTATTCCGTATCGTATCGACCAATTTTTCTATGATATCGACTACAAAGACCAAGTAACAAAGTTTATTGGGTTTATTGGTTTTTATACTGCTAAAGTCGATAATGGCAAAGGACGGCAACCTGTTCAAGAGAACTTTTATCTTGTTGAAGAACGCTATTATGATGATAATTTGAACCCGATTAAGGAGTTTTCCATCAAGAGAGCGACAGCAAATGTCACAACAGGCATGAACTTTGACATCACAAAAGCAAATAGTATGTCTTGGGAGCAGTTGCCAAAGGCAATTCGCAAGCAAATCAAGCGTGATTTAGGTGATATCAAAATTGGCGTTCCAATGCCAATCAAGTTTACAGATGATTTGGGCGTTGATTTATTGAAGTTTACTACCACAAACCGCGTTCCTGAAGTAAAAATGGGCGAAAGCGTGCTTTGTAACGTGTTTAAGTATCTAATCGACTATGAATATGCAGAGAGCGCACTTGATACTGATATGTATATCGCTCGTGGTAAGGTTTTATTGCCCGAACAGATGAGAAACCCGACAGCAGACATTTTTTCAACCTATTATTCTGGGTATGATAGCCTTATTTACAGCAAAATGCCGATGATGAACGCTCAAGACCAAAAGCCGATGGCAATTCAGTTCGAGTTGAGAGCAGAAGAATGGCAAAAAACAAGGAATAATATCGCCGAGAAGATAGCATCAACGATTGGAGTTGGCGGTAGTGACATCTTTGCTTATCTTAGAGATAACACCGGATCAAGCAAGACAGCCACGCAGATTGCTGATGAAACACGAAAAACCTTGTCTTTTGTTGAAGAAAAGCGAGATATCATCATAAATGCCTTAAACTCATTTTTCAAGCGTTGGTGCGAGTTTTATAGATGCGGGGACAAGTTGCGGATTAAATTCAGTTCGCAAAACCTTGTAAATAAACTTGTAACTCTTGATGAAATTCGTGTAAAAAAGGAAATGGGCTTATCTACAATCGACCTTTTCAAGGAAGTTTATCCTGATAAGACCGATGAACAAATCAAAGCGATGGTTGAAAACAAGTATGTAGAGATGCAAAAAATCAAAGAACTTGAGATTCAAGCAAACGGCGATGCTTTTGAGGCAAGAATGCGTAAGTTAAACGGAAGAAAAGAGAGCGAAGGCATCAAAGAAATTGAACAGACACCAGAAAATGTCGAACAAAAGCCCTTTCATGAAGACTTAAACTTGCCTGAGTGATAGTTTATGGACAATATTGCTGTTCGTGAAGAATATATCAATCGTTTGCGGAAGTTACAAGAGAAACGCAAGGACAAAGCAAAGGATTTTGTGATATTGGCATTATTCATCGTGATGTTCACTGAAACTATGACTTCGACACACCCCGCCCTTCCTGGAGAAATGGATCAACTATTGCCGTTTATTGTATCCAACAACAAGCCAAAAACTGTTGTAAACGCAATAGATCGCGCGCTCGATGGCAAGGGAAAGTTCGTAAAATACCTTGATAGATTTGCCGAAGAAAACAAAAAAGTTATCTCTTATTACACTAATATTATACCACGAAAACCGCTAAATTACAAGGATTCTGGTGATTCTAAGCTCATAAAACAGCTTAAAGAAAAAACCGATTTGCTTGAGCAAAGCAACAACATGACGACCGATATGAACTATATGTTGCTTGGCAAAAAGATGAAACAATGGAACACGCAACGAGATAGCAGAGTGCGAAAGACAGTTTTTCACACTCAAATCGACAGAATTGTCGTGCCGATTGGCGATTACTTTCAAGTTGGCAGTCATAGGGCGCTTTATCCGGCGCACAGAGAGTTGCCTGACTTCGATCGAATAAATTGCCGTTGCTATCTTACGTTTTATTAGGGACTATGGCTTTATGCCTAAAAATACATATCAAGTTTTGTGAAAAGTATCAGCCGATGCCCTGTGAAACCGCAAAGCGCAAGTAACTTGGATCAAAATCCGTTGATACCGAATAGCAAAAGGAGTGAAAGTATGTTCAAAAATCTATTCAGAAGGAGAAATGAAAAAATGGCTGACAAAGAAAACAAAAACCTTGAGGTTGAAAACGAAGTCGATGTTGACACTGAAAAAGAGGTTGACGAAACCGTAGAAGATACCAAAGAGGAAACTGTTGAGCCAAATTCATCGACCGATGAAAATGCAGAAGCCAATGAGGGAGAAAACAATGATACGGGTGGCGAAGACGACAACCAAGACCCCGAAAACAAAGGTGATGTCGAAAATGTAGTTGACGAAACCCCAAAGTTTGACCCCAAAGTGGTTGATGCAAAGCTTGCCGAGATTGAAACTCGCTTTGATGAAAAGATTAAGGGCGTAGAAAACAAATATGCCGAGTCTTTATCTGAAAAAGACAAGAAAATTGCGGAGTTAGAAGAGAAAGTTGCTGAACTTGAAAGAACCGCACCGAATAAGCCGGGTGGATTCAAGAAAGAGTTTAGCGATAAAACAACACCAGAGGATAAAAAACGGCAAGGCATAGTCAATGGTTGGTTTAATAACTAATCAAATCTAAAAAAATCTAAAATAAGGAGAAAAAAGAGAAAAAATTATGGCTTACGCAACATTTACAGCGGTAAACGATACAGCCTTGCACGTAGCGGTATCCGAGTGGATTATCGAGCGTCTTGTGCAAGAAAGTCTTTACCGTGACAAACTTGGCATCACTCAAATTTCAACTAAAGACGTTGGGGCAGGCGCAGTCCGTGTTCCCAAAATCAAACCATCCACAGGAACGTGGCGCAAGCTCGGCGAAACAACCAATGGTGATTGGTTCAACAGCGGGACTATCGGCGCAATCGGGCTTGATGAGGAACTTGTCGAACTCTTGTATGTCTATGATATGCCAGAGGACGTGCCTGTATCACAGCAAAAACTTGCACTTGGCGGGATGTCTAACATCGAAGTCCGTGCAAAGGAAATCGGCAAGAATATCGCTGTTGGCTTGAATGCCGGAACAATGGCTCATCAAATCGCAGCAGTAATCAACATCGTTATCGCTGATAGCGGAACAGAAACAGACAGAATCTTTACTTACGATCCAGCAACTGATGGCGATTCACTTGAAAAGTTTTTAGCAGCAAACGCCTCTCTTGATGATGGAGATGGTGTATATCACGCTTACTTCCCGCGTGGCGGAAGAATTGCGTTGTTAAGACCAAGCGTTATCGCAAACTTGCGTAAGAAAGGGGCTGTCATTGTTGGCGGTTCTAACTACGCACAAGAGATTTTGTCAAGCGGAGCGCTTGATATCGCACTTGATGAATTACCAGAAGTCCACAACGGCTATGTTGGTATGCTTGATGGCATTCCTGTTTACAAAGCCACAAGTTATCTTTGGACGCAAGCCGAAAAATGGCTTGGTGTTTCGCCGGGATACCTTGACAACATCGCAGGGTTGATTTGCTCGCACGTTGCCACTGGTCGCGGTCACGCTTTCCCAGACCAAACAAAAGTGATCGACAGCCCTAACGGGCAAGGCTTGAGAATCCAACCGTTGTCTAACTTCGGTGTTAAAGTCTTTTTCGGAACAGGGATCAAGTTACTTGCAAGCGCAGCGTTCACTGAAGGCATTACACCGCTTGAAGTCATGCCTGAAGGTTCACAATCGTAATGAGTAACCTGGCATTCGCCCTCAGCGGGGGGAATGTTGATGGTAACACATCCTTTGTGAGTGAACTTGCTGAATTCGATAAATTACCACTTAAAGGCGGGCACAAAACCGCCTTTCCATCAAGCCAAGAGTGTTGGTGGTGCAACTCCGCCGGGCTTGACCGATTTCTTAGCAGTTAGTCGTTCTGCACGACCAAAAACGGTTTTCTAAGAAAAGGAGTTAAAAAATGGCAGAAAACAAGCTGAACGGCCGTCAAAAAGACATTATTGACCGCATAAACAAGACTTTAGACCTTGAAATTGACACCAACAGCGAGATTTACAAGACGACAATGCGAGCAAACAAGGTGTATTATGGCATTTTGAAGAAATATTTGTCTGCACCAGCGGTCATTGAGTTCAATACAATAGCGTTTATCAAGCAAGAATGCAAAAAGTTCACCGAAAAAAAGCAATTAGACGAGTTCATTCAAAGGGCTTTAGATGCGCTCAACGCCAAAGAAAAACTGACAAACATTGACAAAATTGAGTTGCGAGTTTTCCAAAGATTCCACGAAGCAGTTTGCCTTGAAAAAGGCAGACAATATGTCGGCGCTGGGTTTAATTTTACCTATGACGACCAAATTGTGAGTTTTGATCCAATCGCAATGAATGATGAAGAAACGGAATTAAAAGAAAGCGAAACAAAAGGCGTTCAATAAGGGGGCGTTAGTATGCCGTTAGACACAACCGAGATGAAATACAACTATGATAAGCACCTTTACGTTCTTGAAATTGAGCATTTGAAGAACAATTTTGCGCTTGATTTTATGGAAAAAGAGGGTAGCAAAACAAAAGCTGTCGATAGGTTGTATCGCATTTCACGAACGGTTTATAATTGGATTTACGCTCATACGCACTATATCAAGCAAATGGAGTATTGGCTTGCGTTTGATGAAGACTTGCGCCCTGTAATCCAAAACGCACTTGAAGAGCAAGCAAGATACGAACACGAGATGAATGCCGAGTTTTTGACTTACCAACACGGTGTAAACGTCATCAACGGCATGATTATACCGCTTAATCGTTTTCGTGGCGAAGCGCAAATCGCACCGCAAGTTCAAAACATCTTGCGTAATGCTGGCATACTGTATCAAGGGCAAAGATTCCTAACAAAACTCCGTTCATCGTTTAATTACGAAGAAATGGGGTATTGATATGGCGAACATCGGCGCTGGCGAAACCTATGTTGGCTATTTAGTCAAAAAAGACAAGTTTGAGATGGTTGATAGTTTGTTAAAGAGCAGTCAGCCAGATGTCGAAAGCAAAATATCGGTTTACACAAAGCAATTCCGTTATCGTTATCTGAGTTCAAACGAAATGACATATTTACCGATAAGCGGTTGGTTGAAAGGCAAGTTCGATAGAGTGTTGTTCACGAGCGAAACAGACATTAAGTTTTCCGAGCGAGATAAAATCTATCTTATCGAAGAAAACAAAGTTTTGCTTATTACAAAAGTATCGCCGATGGTTCAACACGGCTACTTTGCCATCAACAAAAAACCACCTCATGTCTTGGAATTAGAATGATAAACATTGATTATGACGCTCAAGTAGCATACGGAATTGCAAGGGCATTATCGCCGTTTGACACAGGAAATCTGCGGTTCAATGCAATAAAATGCGATATGACACCAAGTGGTTTTATTATCAGATACAGTCTTGCAGACGCACTTTACATCTATTTCCTTGAAGAAGGCACAAGATTATCGACCAGACATCGTGGTTTCATTGCTAATCAAACTTTACCAGCGATAGCAAGTTATTTACACGCAAGACATAAAACGCACGACAGAGTCAAAATTGGGCGTTTCAATGCTTTAAGTAGTAAAGGGCATGAGATTGGCGCTTATGATGATACACGCTCAGTGTGGATGAAAGAAACGCGATCACAACGCCATGAGCGGTCATTAAGGGCAGATATCGACAGCATTGCACAAAAATATGATTGGCAACATCAAGACAGTTACGAGCGGTATTTTGGCACTAATGAAGAATATGCGACTATGCAGTTTGATTTCAAAGGTAGGCGATAAGCGTGTTGCAAGAAGTCATCAGAGCGAACATCGAAGCAAAGTTTAATGACAACACAAAAACACCGACAGCAAAGCAGTTCATTGTTGGCTCTTATGCTTATCTTGACGACCAAGAAGCAGATTTTATATACAACATTCGTAACGGCTATAAGTTGATCGAAACAAACTTCATTCCAATTTTCTTGACTTTCAACGCTGAATATCAAGCAATTCCGGGGCAAATAAACGGGTTAGCAACTTGCACGTTGCAGTTGCTTGTCGAAGCGGAGAACACGGAAAACTTGCTTTCAGACTTGGCATACATTGATGAATTTGTGGCAAAAGTCGTTGGCAATTCCGAATCCTTAACCGATGGTGCAAAATCATACAACAGCGTTTGGAATATGACCGCATTTATGCCAACAGGCGAAATCAAGCGAATAAACGGCAGACATTATGCCGAGATTATGGCAACGGTTTATATTGATTTTAGCGACACAAACTACTACGGCAATCAAACTACTTGGCAAATCAAAGGCGGTTCGTTTGGTTCAAGTTATGTAACGATTAGACCGCTTTCAGCTATTGTTGGCAGAGAAATAACGCTAATTGATCCGCATATTTTAGGCAATAAGGAATCAAAAGCGCGCCCAGAAACCAATGTTTTGACAATTCAGTTCATTTTCCTTAACAATTCGGCAATCAGTTCGCTCATTGATTCAATATCGGCAAGCACATTCACACAAGAAACTGTTTATCGGCTGATAGCAACTACGCCAACCACAATGGTAGGGATTCAATTTGATGTCGTGTTAAGTAGCAGTTCGGCGACTAAAAATCTTGGTGAAAAAGACGAGGTATCGTTGGTATTTGCAAAAAGCGATGTCGCATACAGTTAGGATGTGCTGAGATGAAAGATTATCGCATTATCGTTGATTATCAGTCGCAAGAACAGAAAACGCCGACATCAGCGCAAGCTGTTCCTGTCGCACAAAAGAAAGTCCAAGCGATATCAACATCAGGAGAAAAGCCACAAACAAAGGGATTTCGTTTTCCAGCAGTTAGAACGGCAGTTGTAGGCACGGCGATGAAAATCAATCAGTATGTCGGTGAATTGACCGAAAACACCGTTACACAAAGAAGAAGGCAAGTTGGTTTGACGTTTGCAGCGGCAGCGTTGCTTGCATTCAAAAATCCTATTTTAGGGATAAGTTCAATGGCTGTTTATGCCGGTAACGCAGCGATTCAGTATCAAATACGGCAATTCAAAGAAAATCAAACGGCAGGTTATATGCGTAACTTGAGCGGCGGAGTAGCAAAAACGGGAAGGTAGGTGTGTTGAATGGCTGTCGCCTATGATTTCAAAATCTATATTGACGGCACGCCAACATCTATCAGTGCTGAACAATATACAAAGACACTAAAACTTGATGAAACTTTAGACAGTGCGGTATTGGTGGTTGAGTTTTCAACAAGAGCAACAGCTTATCAGCGTTTCGCAAGGGTTGATGTAACTGTAAACAGCACCTATGTTGATAATTGGCTTGTTTGGGCAGATAAAGTCGAAGTATCGACCAAAGGCACAAGCACGACTTACAAACACACCATGCAACTGATTGAGCCGACAAAACGGCTTGAAAAGTATATTGTTGGCAGTATGGCATTCACACAGACGCTTAGCGAGGTTCGATACACGCTTAAAGATGTCGTGGACAAGATTATTGCTTTGACACCGTTTGTTCCTTACAGCAAAATCGACAGCACAAGGGTTATCGTGCTTGAAACGGCACTTGCAGACCGCTTGGCGTTGATAACCGCACCGCAACTTTACATCGAAAAGAAAAATATGCGCGAAGCGTTGATCGAAGTGTTTAGATACATCAATGCAATTCCAAGAGTTTATTTCGATAGCGATACACCGACTTTGACAGCAGATTTCATCAATGAAAGACATACGTTGCTTGACCTGACTTTCTCAACGGCAAATCTTGTCGATTACGGCGATGAAGCAAGCGCAGAGTATTATGCAGAACGCGTAGAATCTTTTGTTGAGAATGTTATTCCGACCGAAGATGACACCGAGCCAAGTGTTATAACAGAAATGGTATCGTTTAGAAACAATGATGTTATCATCGGCGAAAGCGACTTTAGGTTGATTTTGAAAAGTAAGATTCAAAGATTGCATAACTTGTTTGTCATTGCAACTTCAGGAATCACGGTAACAAAAGTATCGCTTAATGATTACATTTTCGAGAAAAAGGTGTATGATACACTCGATCTTGATGACGGACAAGGTTCAAAAGCATATTCTGTTTATTGGACTTATGGTTCAAACGAGATAGCAGGATTCAGCGAAACGTTTGGGGCTTTTGGAACGCAAATTGCTATTGATAACATCTTAGATTTACTAAACTTATCAAGTTCTGAAACAGCCGTGTTTATGGTAGAATACACACCGCTTGTCGAAACGGCAAGAATTGAGCAATATCGTCAAGATACAACCGACTTTGAAGATGGGGCAATCATTATCAACCAAAACGAGCGTATCAACTCATCGTTTAGACTCACAAACAACCTATTTGGGCAGATACAACGGCTTGGCGTAAACACGCTTGTCGCAACCAAAATCCACGCGTCACCATCGGAATATTGGCAAGTAGGCGATTACACAGCAGATGGTTTCCTTATCACAACTTGTGAATTTGCTCATTTCAATTCATATATTGTTGGCAGATATGAGTTCAGCAAAAATTGGAATAGAATCGGGCAATTCGTTGAGATCGACAAACAGTTTAGACCTTATGAGATATCACTTGCAAAAAGCGATATGACAGTTAAAAGAGATATTTTAATGCCTTTCCTTGCGGTTGAGATTTCAAAAACTGCAAATGTATTGTATGAAGAAAGCGAACTTGTTAATATCTTTTTTAACACTTTTAGAACAGCGGTTTACGAAACGGATTTACCGCCAAGAATTGCGGACATTCAAGTATGTAAAAAAGTCGGTGACGAAATCGTTAATGAAACAAGCGGTGAAAAAACTATCGGGGTATATATGCCAATAGTTTCCACAAGCGAAAAAAACACGATCAAATATAAAGTTGATTTTCTCGATACAAAATCAGCGGGGAAAAATGTCGTGTTAGAAAGTGCTTTTCTTACCAATGTTCGCAAGCAAAATCTTACTGCTTATACAAAAAGCGATGGTTCAATAGACTACTTAAAAGTCAGATTAAAGCATTCGTTTTGGGAGTTTCCGTTTGAAAACTATACTCATCCGACAGCAGGGTATATATCGACACAAGCAACATTGCGAGTAATCGCTAACTATGAGCCGTTGGCAGATGATAATTGCAATATCGTCTTGGCATTGGGAGTAAACAGCGTATCCGAAAACTCAATGATGACTTTTGTTGATCCGAATAATATTTACCCAACTTATGCAGATTTTCCAGCCACAGGCGACGAAGATACAAATTACTTGGATTTATCAACATACGAGTTATATTATTACACGACAGGCACAAGTTGGCAGTTATACGGCTATGTCATTGCAATCAAAAAAGATGTGCTTTACGAGTTGCCGATTTACAAGGTTATCAAAGACCCGGCGGATGTTTTAGGGCTTGAAATGTCAATCCCGCTCAAAATCAGCAATCAAGATATCAACCAATTCATCATCGGCGATATGCTTGTCAAGGACAACGCTTTGCTGAAAATGAGAACGGTTGCAAAGACATTGCGATACTACAACATGGGGCGCAGAGTGTTGCCAAGCGACAGCGCAAGGATTGATACAAACGGCAAGGATTATATCGAGTTCAATAATTCTCATATTGTTTCAAACAGATATATCTATGTTCCAAACGATGTTAGAAGTTATCCTTATTTTGTAATCGCAGACGAAGATGGCAATGTATATCTTGGCGTAAACCAGATTGGGTTAGATGGCAATACATCAACTGTATCATCAATATATTTCAACTTTATTCCGGCTTAAAGGAGCGATGAATTATGGCAGAAAAGCAACTAATGACTTATGTGTATAGTGCGGACAAAAAACTACTTGCGAAAGGCATAAGCACATTCGATGACGGAGTTTATACTTTCAGCACAGACGAGCCGAACATCAATCAAGGCGATATCAATACAAATCGGATTTGTATTATTTTGCCATACGGGACTTATAGCGATGGTATCCCTATGGTGACAATTCGTGCGCCGAAAGGTTATCTGTCGTATCCTTTGCCAATGGTTCAAGACGCTGTTACCTATGATAATTTGAATATTATCTATGGTGAAGCAGAAAACAGCGAAACAAGTTATCAGAGATTTTATCTTGATCTTGAATTGGTTTTCCAAACTTACGATGTCGGAATGTATGCTTTTATGGTTGGATATCTTACTCAAGGCGGTTATGACAATCTTGATATTGGTAGATATACTATCAATGACGGCGTAAATAACTATGAAGAATTGTCGGCAGATATTTACGAGCAGATTTACAATACGATTTACGAAGGCTTTTCCGATATGGCTGAGCGTTTAGCCAAGACTGAAACATTTTTGCAAGTGCTGTTTTTCTACAATAAAGAAACCGAAAGTTTTGATCGCG